TAAGTATTCTTTGAATGATTTCATGTTAGATTCCTGATAGTGTATTTATTTCATATTGCGTAGTTTTTCTAACAAACTATTGCGATCAGTGATAATAACACCATCGCCTTGTATGCTAATACCGGAGTCTTCTTGAATTGAGTCGTTATCTAACTTTTGTTTTTTAAGTTGAAGATCAATCATCTTTAACTTTTTATCTATTTTGGCAGCTTTAGCATCAATAGCGTTTTTTAACATTCCGCCAGCTACTTCAAAAATGCGGCCGCTGTATCGTGCTTCCACATTCATGCCTAAATCCATAAGATCATCAAATGCATCTGTAGCACGGGTTGCAAGTGCGTCAAATTCAGCATCGCTTTCTGCAAGGCCTTTTACAGCAGGCAATGCGGCCGCAATCTTATCAAACTCCGACATATCACGCAGGAACGGTTGTGCCATTTCTGCTTTAGCGGCAGCTTTTTCTTCGTCTTTAACAACTTTTTTGCTTTCAGGCAGGTTTAAAATTTCTTCAAGTTTCTTCATAATAATACTTATGCATTTCCTTGGTGGAACAAATCGTTTTCGTTGAGAATACGGAACTTTATGCCCTGTTGCCTACACCATATATTAGCGGCGGCCCATTTGGCTTGATTCTTAACATACTGTGCTTGGTTATACTTGTTCTTGCCAACTCGCTCTAATATAGTTTGACTTGCTGGTTTAACTTCAATTAGTTCTACTATAATCTTGTTATTTTTATCTACATACTGTATGAAAAAATCAGGAACATATATTGTGTTGCGTCCAGTCAGCGGATCTCGGTAAGGAATATTGATAGCTTCGCTGGCCCATTTTTGCACACTTTTATTAGTGTCGCAGAATCGCATAAAACTCCATTCCCAACTGCTACGATATGTAGGAATCTTAGTGCCTACGTATTTTTCAGGCTGGGTCATGGTAAACTTACCGCGGGCAAATTTACTGGCCATGTTAAACTAGGATATTACGACTTTCGTAACTATCCGCAAGAGGTGCAATGCGATATCCAAGCAAACTATTTTTTTCTCGGTACGCATTTAAAATCTGTGCTATAACTTGACTTAGCCTTACATCAGTGACTGACTTTAAAGTATCCAATAATTCAAAAGCATTTACATTATCTAGTCGTGCTTGATTGAGCAATACTATCGAAATACTTCTTGAACTTTCAGCATCAAATCCTCTTTTTAAGAAAAATCCAACACTTGCATCTATTTCATTTGCTGGGAAGCTAACCTCGTGGACAAAAAATTTATCAAAAAATTGTTTAGTGTCTAGTACTGTGTTTGCATTAACGGTTGGTAAATTACTGGCCATTATTATGTTATACCTAAATTAATTTTTGTAGCAACTGTGGTCTTGCCATTTGTTACATTAAGAGATTGTGGAAATGTAGTGTCCGGAATCCCACTCACTGTTTGTACAGTATCAGATGATAATAAGCCTGCCACTCCTGTAACAGGTTTAATTTGTGTGTTTTGATACGAATTAATACTTATTGAAGTATTGCTTAATGCCTCTACTGCGTTATTAGTAACATTTTGTTGTGCAACAAAACTTGGGCTAGCACTATCAACTTGTGGTAAACCTTGTAATGGACTTGGAGTTAAATCATAGTGCTCAAGTCCAAACCCTTCAACTGTTTCTGAACTAACTGTTCCCATTTCATAGCTAACTGCTTCGTATGCAATGCCCATACTAAATTCGTGTAATTCTTTAGATGCATAAGCAAGATCTTTATGATCAAATGATTTAATAATAGGATTATACAACTTATAACTAACATATTCGTGGCGGGCCATTTGATAGATTGTAATATAATTAAAGAACGGTGCAGTACTGCCGTTATCCAAACCATATGCAGTTGTAATAAAATTACTATTTCTAGTGGCATTTCTATTATAAGAACCGGGTGCTTTTGCACTTGTTGAATCAGCATAGTAATAACTATAGTAATTTTGCCATAGTTGATTAATCAAACTCATGTTATCATCATGAAATGTAATAGCAATATCTTCAAACTTATGTTGTGTTTGTATTTGTTTCTTTCTATTATACTGATTAGCTTGCTCAGTGGTCATAGTAAATTTAGGTAGACCAATTTTTTTAACTAACATATTAATCTCATTTCTGTGTCGCTGAGATAAGTCTATCGTTTTCAATGCCGCAGGATTGATATTAAATGCCACATGGAATTGAAAATCAAACTTGGGTGCAAGTCTAAACTGATCTGATGCAAATGTCCTACTCGCATGTTGAAAATCGCGTAATAGTACATGTGAATCTGCTGTTAAAAATTTAGTTGGAGTGAATGCCATAACAGTATTTATTTAAAATATAAACTGCACAGTTAATGATTAGTCGTTAAAAAACCCACCGAAGTGGGTTTTTGTATATCTTAGTAAAGTCCGCCACCGGTAACAGCAGTTCCACGCTTTTGTACAAAGCCTGGAGTACCCATTCCAGCACCAGCACCGATTTGTTGTGCGTTATCATATTGAATTGACAAGTCAATCAACATAATGTCTGCACTACCTGTGTAGGTAAGTGCTTGATAGTTTGTTGATTCTAAGTAGCAACCGTACAATTCCCAAGTTTCAAGTACTGTAATTGCTTCAGCACCGTTACCACCGTCTAGCATTTCGATACGTGTGATAAACTTGTAATCGCCTGCACTTGTAGCACTTGCTTGCTCAAAGAAGTCAAACTGTTTCTGATTTTGTTCGCCGACAAGTTTAGTAACTGCGTTAGTGATATCGTCACGTAGTTTGATTGCGACAGGAGCCCATGTTGGCTTACCAGCATAGTGAATCTTGCTGTTGTAAACTTCGATAGTCTTATCTTCAAACTTAACGCTTGGGCGTGCCGCTTCAGCGACTTGTTTTGTTAATTCAACAGTACTGCCTGAGACTCCAAAGTTTTCAAATGAAACACGAAATCTGTATTTCATTTTTGGCATTAGTAGACCCTGTGTAGCAGAGCTTTGATTACTTGCTAGCGGTACTGTAAATCTTGATAATGATGCAATTGACATTTATGTTCTCCTAATTATTATAGACCTTTAATCTCGCCAGTATTTTTCAAGCGTAATGGAATGTAAATAAACTCCACTGCCTTCACTGGTTCAATTGCGACATCAAGGTATAGTTCGCTACGATCAATTCTTGCTGGTGTATTGTTTGATGTATCGCAAACTACAAGATAGTCATACAATGCACGTTGGCCTACCAATTCAAGCAATAGGCTTTCAGCGGCTTGTTTAATTTCGTTACGTGTGATAGTATCATTTGGTTCAAACACATATGGTTTGGCCAACTGAGCAAACTGTCTACGTAGATAAATTACTAAACGAGCAACGTTAATACGGTCCAATGCACTTGCACTTAGCTGGCGTGTGTATTGTCCGTAATTAACTAAGCCTGTACCTGTAATGTATGTAATTGGATTTACATGAATGCTAGCCAATGTATCACGTTGTCCGGTATTCAATGCAGTTGCATTAAATTCGCCTGTTAATGGATCAACATAACCTACTGAGCTAACATTGGTAATACCACCACGACGTGTTCCTGCTGGAGCAAACCATGGATAAGAAACATTATCGCTTAGAGCAATTGTACGCAACATCATGTGGCTTGGAGGAACAACAATGTTATTACCTAACAAGTCTGTTGTATAACCCCATGGATAGAACACGCCAAGATAAGCATCTGTTGTAATCAATCCGTAGTCACCGTTCACTGCGGCATTTGCTGTATTGTTACCCCAGTTGCTCAATGTAGTAGCATCTGGTGTTAAACGTGCTGGTGTGTCACCAACCACGAATGCAGTTTGTCCACGATCGTAGTTTAAGCCAACTAACGCTGTAATTGCTTCAGGATAACCTGGGCAAGCCATCAAGTTGAAAATACGTGATTCTTCATCACGTAAGTTTGTGTTGCTGTTAATTTCTGAATTCAACGCGGCAAGAACAACTTCACGCACTGCCTTACGTCCAAAGGATCCTGCACCGTTGATTTGATTGGCAGCATAGCTGACCCAACGTGCTGGGTAATAATTTACCATTTCTTCATCGCCAGCACGATGATTACGTGCAAGAACATCGATGTAATTTTCGTGATATTTCTTAACGTTAAATCCTGAACGACGCAGATTCCATAACAATGTTCCTGCTGGATATAGTGCTGGATTTGGTGCATCTGGATCTAAGAAATCGCTATCTAACAAATCCATAATGGAACTTGCATCCGGACCTTCTCCGCTTGTATTCCAACGTGCATCTGCAAATAAAACACCGTTTTGTGTTGTTTGATCTGCGTTGTCAAGCAGTACCCATTTCTTAGTAACACCGTTGAATTTGGAAATTAGCGGGAAGTTTTCTAAATCAGCAGTGCTAATCCACAAATCTCCATTAACTAGTGGAGTACCGTCAGTTTGTAATGTTGGCTTAGTTGCACTAACAATCGGGCCTGTTGTATTGCTACCTGAAACATAATAGTAACCAGCCCAGCCTGATCCAGTATGTACCATGATATCAACTTCATCAATCATAGTGTTATACCACAATGTACCATCCATTGGAGTTGATACAGGTGCAGTGTCGCTTGATGTAATATCAAACGATGATGTCCATAAAGTTGCAATACCTAAAGCATCATCGTACGGATCTGCGTAGAAATTAGCAGTTGTACCAACTGCAAATAATTTAACGGCTGTATCACTAGGACCATTGTAAATTTTAATGTCTCCGCCTTCTGTATGGCTAAGAACAACTTGGTTAGTAGGAGTTCTTGTAGCAGTTACCGGAAGACCAGTTAGTTGTGAATGTAATTGATCCAAGAATGAATTTACGTTTTGTACAGGATCAGATCCTGCTTCAAATTCAATACTAACGCTAGTGTATTCATTTGATCCAGCACGAGTTATATCAAAACCAATATAATTTGTACCTGCATTAAAATTATGCCCAGTTGTAATGGCAACTGAAGTCACCACAGTTGAACCAACTCCAGAACGTGCATAGATTTTAGAAGTTGCTACTGAATTCTGATAATCGTCTGTCTTTACATAAACAGTACCAATTGCTAGTCCTAATCCGCCGCCTAGTGGATCTAATCCATTAAGTGCAAATGCTGCATCTGAGTATAAAGAAACTGCTTGCTCTACCCATGCACCAGTAGCTGAACTGTATTTTTTAACAATATAGTCTGCACCTTGGTTAGGTTTAGTTGTTTTAATCCAAATTGAACCAGTTGGGCGATTGTCCACGTCAAATGTTGGAACTTGTGTGTGCTTGCTGATGGCCAATGCAGGAGGAGCATATGTAACTGAACTCAAACCAACTTTTGCCACTGTGCTACCGCTAATTGCAATGTTGTTGCCTGTGGAATACAGATTTAAATATCCACTGATTGCGGCTGCGGCAATACCTGAAATGTTTGCAGCATTGATGGCAATAACTAGTGCGGCTAATGTTGTTGGCCCAGTGATTGTAGTGCCGTTAATGACAATTGCATCGCCTGCCAACGGTGTTGGATTTAGTGCATTTCCAGTTGCAGTTGGCCAGCTTGCTTTCCACTCTGGACTTCCAACTAGAACCCATGTTCCTGCGGCTGTATTTGTTAAAACTTTTTTGTAGTATAATCTGTTAAGTGTAGTAGTTGCCACTAACGCATATTCGCCGTTTGCACCAACTGAGCTTAAAGGAGCAGCAGTTGCATCTCCAAGAACTAATTGATTAACATCGGTAATAACTGTTGGGTAACGTACATTGGCTGGAACAAATGCAGGAGAATCAGCATTAAATTCGTTGATACCAAACTTAGTATCTGCTGTGTCAAACCAGTATGTTCCATCAGCTGGTTCGCCGTGCGGAGCATCTGCGTTACCTGTTAGTTGATCAAGATCTAAATCTGCACGAACAACATAAGCACGATTGCTTACACCTAAAAAGCTGTAAGCAGCCTCTAAACCATATTCATTCTGTTCGCCAGCATGTATAGGATTGTTGTTTGAGTCAGTATAAAATTTGGGTACGCCAAATGTATCTGCAAGATCTTTCTGGCTTGTAAGCAAATATACTTTGCCTGCGTTTGCTGCCAGTGTTCCGGGTGCGGTACCAGTACCTGCACCGTTTTGTTTATTTTCTGCGGAAGCAACAACAATTAACGGTACAGTGCCGGCAGCACCTGGAGTGTAGAAACTCTCGTCTATTACTGTTACGCTTACGCCTGGTGAACTTAATTGAGCCATATGTTTTATCTCCATGAATACATGTTCTAATGTATTTATA